GTTCCCGCTGTTGCCGATCCGAGAGCCAAGGGAATAGTGCTGGAGTAATCAATCGACAGCGTGCGATCCGCCGACAGGTTACCACAGCCAGCAAGGCCCTCGCCCGCCACGATCTGACGGTTGTCCGGAACGTAACCCGTAACGACCAAGGCTTCTGTGCTGACGTTGGTGACGCGGCCCTTAGAATTAACCGTCACTACAGGAATTGCAGATCCGGAGCCATAGGTTCCAGCAGCAACCCCCGTCGTATCCAGCTGATCGTTGCCAATCCCGCCATTGGCCACGGCAATCGTAATGTCCGCAGACAGCGAACCACCGCCAGTCAAGCCGGTGCCAGTATTTATTTGGCGCGAAGCCGGAACCTCAACGTTCCCCAGAATTTGGCTGAACTGAACCTTGTAGGTCGTACCCGAAATAACAATCGGGAAATAGCCAGCCGGGTCCGCAACCGGAGCCTCAGGCAACTGCGTGATTCGCGTTGGAATCAAATTAGTGGGCACATTTGACATGCTTTTTACGGCTCCACGTAATCGTCAAAGTTTTCGGTAGTAACAAACGTGTTACCGTCTTCGCTGATCAAGCCAGCCGGGTTCGTCGCCACCGAGACATCGGGCCGTACAAACGGTAACGTAATGCGTTCAGTCTGCCGAGCCGGAAGCCGGTACGGATCAAGCTCGTCAACATCTACTCGACACACGCGCAAGCCCGGATAGTTCGGATCTGACATCAACTCGCCAATCGGAAACTTCCGACTGCAACGGTCGCAGATACCAATTCCCGCCCAAGCTAGTCCGCGTGTATCTAAGAACAATCCCATGACTATCTCGTATACATGGAAATTTGAGGTTGCCAATAGATCGGGCTGTTGTCCCGCTCCTCGTTCTCAGCTTCAGCCAGCGCCTTGTCGGCCTTGGCTTCCAAAATAGGCATCAACTGCATATCGACTTCCGGCGTCTCTTCGGCCAGCTTAGAAGCCAGCATCGCCACGATTGCATCAAACCAACGCTGCGGAACATCTAGTTCCTCAACCATGGTGCCCACATCCTGAATGTAGCGATGCCGCCACAACACAATCTGCTGGGTCGTCGCTGCCGCATTCGGCACTGGCCACAAATGCATAATCGGCTGGTTCAACTGACGGTCAAACCAGAACTGCAAAGGTCGGCCAAGGAAGAACTTGTTGGGCAGCGCCGTGTAGTCATCGCGATTCAATCGCGCAATAGGGATCTCTGTGGGCGTGTTCCCAAAATAGACATCCGTGGCCGATAGGGTCCCGCTCGTAGCACGAACGCGGAAATAGTTGTTGGTGGTCGTAGCGTTGAAGTCTACCCAGAGCCACTGACCGGCAGTCTGAGTCGGAGCCGTGGTGCTTTCCTCGGTCGGGACCGAAGTCCAAGTAGATCCAGTAACCGACTGCTCAATGACAAACGGAACAGCCGCTGCGCTCCACAAGATGCCAACCGTCGTCAGCGTCGTGCCACCAGAGACAACCATCGTGACCGTAGTCGAGCTAGTCGTCTCGGTTCCCGTCACCTCAGTCAGAGTGCGCAAGTTGGTATTGAGAACATCCACCGTACCCAATGGCAGCGTCACCGCGCCATTCCCCTCGTACAGCGGCATTATCAACTTCTCAATACACCAAAGCTGAACGCCTCGGTTAGCGAGATTGGACAGGATCAGGTAAAGCTGGTCGTTCGCAACGTCGATCATCTCGGAAGTGATCTGCTGCGCGCCCAGACGACAACGCCTAAAGGCATGGTCAATGACCTGCCTCGTTGTGAACTGAGTCGTCGAAACTGTACCGGAAGTCGCCATCAGGGTCCCTCTTGCGCCATGGTCTACTGCACCGAGCAGACCCCTCTGACTACACGGAAGCTATCTTAGCATTTACCGCCGCCATACATCGGCTTACGGCGATGCACCGGCATACCGCCACGGTTCTTTCTGTCCGCCATATCAAGGCTCATGCCAGGAGCATACATCTCAGCATGACGCGCCTTATCCAAGGCACGACGCTCCATGGCGCGCTCCTTAGATTCTCGACGGCTTCGCGCAGCCGAGTAACGAGTCTTCGGTCCCTTGCTGACGTAACCGCCGTCTTCATAGCGAGCGCCCATCTTCTGACGCGCACGCATCTGCTCGGCAAACTTCTCCATCTGCGCCGCCTTCTCCTTGTACTCCGGAGTGGACTTACGAGCAGCAGTCTCAGCAGCCTCTTTCTTCATCTTGCGGCCGCCAACGAACTCCATGCCCTTTCGCATCAAAGCCTTTGCGCCAGCCTTAGCTGGCTCACGCAGCAGCGCACCAGCGCCAGCCACGCCCATCAGGTTCTCAGCGTACCCACGCGCCTTATCAGCGCGCTCTGACGCCGACATGCCAGTTTCTTCGGCTTGACTGCGGAAGCCAGAGCCACGATCGCTCGGAAGCTCCGTCTTGCGCTCGCGCTTGTACTCCGACATCTCGGTTACGTTGCGCTTGCCGCCACGCGACTCAGGACCCTTGCGACCCATTTCGGCTCTCGGAGCCTTGTCCTCAACCTTAGACTCGCGGCTGGACTCTTCACGAACCTTTGTCGTGTAACGATCGCCCTTCCACGAGAACTCCTTGAGTCCTTGCTCGCGAGCCTTGCGGAAAGCCTCTTTGAAGCTGACGTTGCTACCGCCGGCACTACCAGACTCTTCGTAGCTGGTCAGGCCGCCTTCGGCTTTTTTAGACCTAGACTGAGCCAGAGCAATCGCCATGGCTTGCTTAGGATTGGTCACCTTCGGGCCCTTCTTGGACCCCGAGTGCAACTTGCCCTCCTTGTACTCGCGCATGACCTTGGCGATCTTCTTTCCCTTTACAGAGCCGCCGCGCTTCATGCCGCCAGTATCTTCCATTTCTTCAACCGTGATGCTTCCACGCTTGTCTGGCAACCCGCTAGTCGGCATTCCGCGAGCCATAGCACCACCCGAAGTAATGCCCATGCCGCCGCCACTAGCCGGAGGAGCGCCAGAATCAGGCACTTGCTCAACAGTGACGGTCGGTTTTTTGCGGGCTTGATTTTGCTTGTATTTGTCATAAGCATACTTGCCCACATCGTAAGCAGTTAATGCAGCGCCTACGCCCGGAATCGCTCGTGCCGCAACTTTGCCTAATGTCTTCAGTGCAGCCGCTTTAGCGGCCTCTCTAGCCGCTTCTTGTGCAACCTTTTTCTGCGCTTCTCTAGTAATTCGCTCCGACTGACGAATAGCTGCTTTTGCAGACATTTCCCGCTCTGTTGGTATGCGATTGGGGTTGGTCAAATAGTCTCTCGGAACATATCGACCCATGTTTCGAATTGATGTGCGCTGTTGCGCTTTCGTCAGCGGAGATCCGCCATCAGCTAGTTTTTTAACAGAGCCACCATGAGCATATCCTTGGGCTTTGCCCACCCGAGGCATCGACTCCATACGCGGAGCGCCAACAGCCTTACCAACGCGAGCAGGCATATCCCGCTCCGAAGCGCCAGCGTTTGACGGCATCTTGTTGGAACCATGAAATCCCCGGTCAGCCGGGAAATCAAAATCTCTAACGTACTTAACGCCCATGTTCTTGCTCCCGTCGCTTTTCGCGACCTGCATCTTTCAGTTTGCGCTTCTTCGGCTTAAACCGTCGTCCGCGCTCCACATCTTCATCCCTGTTCCAGCTCTCAAAGTACCGCGCAGGCATTTGGTGCTGGCGCTTATAGTCACCCATCTAGCAGTCCCATTTCCTCAAAGATAACGCTTTTCGCGTCGGTCTGCCTTTGTCATCTTTCATCGGACCCGGCATGCCAGACATCCTGGCGCAGAACGATCGTCGTCGTGCCGCAGCCTTCGGCGACTTCTTTGCCTGCCCAGCAGAAACCGGCGGCTTCAAGTTCATCCCTTGCGCCTTTGCCGATCGCCGACCGGCTTCGTTCAATCCGCCTTCAGGATTTTTTCCGGCTTTGCGCTGCCAAGCGGGACTCTTAGCCGCCCCACCCTTGGAGTACATCTGCCAGTCTGACCAGTCGCCCTTGCACTTCATCAGGCAATTCTCGTCATGTTGAAAATGACCGAGGGGACTTCCGGAATCACACCAGAGGCCGCAGTGTAGTCCAAGGTCACGTTGATGTTATCCGGCGACCAAACCAACTGGATGTAACTGCTGACGGTTATTGACTCAAAAATCGTTACCTGACCCAGCGTTTTTCCGCCATCCGTTGCCTTAGGAACCGAAATAACCGAAGCGGAATTTGGAATGTTGGTACCGTTCTTTCTAAACCAAAACGTAGCAAGGTGGTTAGCGGTATCGGAATTTGCAAACTGAATGCTCGCATAGACCGAATATATGCCCGTCGCAGCCACCGTGACGTTGGTGCTAGAAGCAATCGTGATTCCCGAATTAAACGAAGCTGCGTTGTTCATCTGAACAACATAGGCCACGTTAGCCGATGCAGCCGTCTGGTCTACGTGAGACTCAAACTGTCCAGTCGCACGATTCGTGATCGTGTTGTAAGGAATCGCGCCAGCCGTAATCGCAAGCGAACTAAATGTGCCTACGCCGTTGCTGATCGTGACGGAGCCTAGGGAACTGCTGCTGATCGAAACAGAACTAAAAGCACCGCCCGTGATGTTGAGCGAATTGCCCACATACGTTTTGATCTGCTGAGCAGACGCCTTAACGGAAGTGGAAGACTGAACCGCTTCAAACAGCTCAGTCCCCCCAAGCGCAGTGGCCGCTGAAAGATCTGTGATCTTTTTATTAGCCATGACTTACTTCGTTGACTGTTGGACGCAAGTAAAGCGAACCGATCCGTTGCCAGAGTTAATCTTCAAACGAACCGCACGCATCAATGTCGTCGTGAACTGAGTCTCGTCACCCGTAGCCGCCGTCAAGCTCGCATTCGGATGCGGAACCGCCAACTGCTGGATGCTGGTGTCAAACGGGTCTTCGTTCGTGTACTCAACCGAATAGTTGACCGTACCGCTGACCTTGTTCGAGATGTTCGTAACTTGGTTCGGCGTGTAGATGTCGAGCGGAATCCAAGCCGTGTAGCCCGGAACACCGTTGCCAAGACTAATCGTCGCGCTGGTCGGAGCCGAAGCTGCAACGCTTGTCACCGTCGCAAACGAGAGCGATCCGGTCACCGTGCCCGAAGCTGTTACAGCCAGAGTCTCGGTCTGCGAAGCGCCGTTAGGAGCCGTGCCGGTTACCACGAAGTTCACCGTGGCCGACTTCTCGCTGAACACAGTCAGCACCGCAGGCACCGTCAGCGTGGCAACGCCACCCGATACCAACGCACCGTTTAGCGTAATGACGCCAGACGCATTCAGAAGCTGCGCTGCCGCAACGCTGGTGCCACTTGCCGCCGGTTGTGATCTTGTAAAACTAATAGGACGCATGGTTGCTTTCCCTCACAATCACATAGAAAAGAGGGGCCGAAGCCCCCCTCTCGTTATTACGGCGTCAGGCTGTCGTACAGGGCGATGTAGCGCGTGGTGCTTCCGATGAGAACCGGAATGCGACCGAGCTGCGAACCACCGACCACGCCCGAAACAGAACCGTTCGTCAGCTTGGTGCTGCCGATGGTCAGGCTGGTGACAGTCAGGTTGGTGATGTTGGCCGAGCCAGAAGAGATCGTGCCCGAAAGCATGTCGCCTTCAAAGCCATTGAGGGACCGTACCGGACCCGAAAACGTCGTGCGACTCATTGCGAATTACCTCATGCACAAGTCGCCCACCTGTCTGTGCATCGTCCGCTAGGCCGGTCAGATGGGCTGGTTACACCTAGAATTACACCTACTGTAACTCTAGACGTAAGTCTCAAGATATGCAATCGCTTTTTGCAACAGATCGCGGTCGTGCTTGAGGCTTCCGATGCCGGTGTTACAAGCAGAACACAATAGTGCGCGAACCTTGCCAGTATCGTGGCAGTGGTCTACGGCAAGCGATAAAACCTTTCCGCGAATAGCCGATGTCTCTGGTTTGGCGCAGATGGCGCAAACGTCGCTCTGCTTGGCGCTCTGCTCTTTGTACCAGTCAAGGGTGACGCCGTAGTTTTTCTTGAGATCTTTATCTTTAAAGTACTCAGGATCAGCAGCTCTTGAGGCTCGCTGCCATTCGCGCATGTATGTCGCTCTTTGCGCTCTAATGTCCGCATCAACTCTTGACTCTTTCCAGTAAAAATTACTAGAACTCCACGGCTCATCTTGACGAGCGCGCCAAGCTCTGGCTTTTTCTGAGGGCTTTTCTGGAACGTTTTTTACAAACTCCCAAAAGTCGTTAGCCCATGCAGTAGGAATAGATTGCTTATGAAAACGAACAAGGCCACACCAAGACTTGTAAGCAGGATGTTTTTCCCGTTTACCCCAGTCTTCTGACCGGGTTGTCTCAATGTGGCCATGCCGCTCAAGGCGCTTACGATGTTTGTCGCAAAGGCCTTTTACTATTGCTGGTTCGTTACAACCAATTGCGTGACATTTCTGCGGCATTTCGTCCTCGGTGATAGGGCTAGGAGTACTAACCCTACCACCTTGGACTCATCCGAGTAAATAGGTCAGACGCCAGCTGTTCCGAACACCGTACGGGGATCCGTCCAGCCCACCGCATAACGCTCGGTGCTCTTGAAGCGCGTGGAGTCGGTTTCGAAGTCACCTTCCATGCTCTTCTCAAGGCCACGACGCATCATGAGCTTGAGACCTTCCGGCGCGTCCGTCTTCACCCACCAAGCAGTGGTCGAGGTCAAACGCGAGAGGTTGGCTTGGCCGCCAGCGAGGAGGCCCATCGACTTCACCGGGTTGATGTCGTTGTCAGCCGTGCCAGTACGGAGCACGCTCTTCAAGAGCACTTCCGCTTGGAACACGTTCGACGGCGACACAACGAGCTTCTCCGGGTTCAAACGGATGCGCTTGCCGTTGTTGTCAACAGCGTTGCGGATCTGAATGAGGATCTGCTCAAGTGAGGTCTGCGACAGGTTTGCCGGGGTCGTCAACTGGTTGCTGAACGTACCAGCGGCAATCGGGTGGTTGTTAGCAACAAGCGTCACGCCGTCGCCACCAACATAGCCAGCCGTAAAGGCACGGTTCAACACGTTGGCGCAGAGGGTTTCCTTCGTTTCGATCAGCGACTGCGCCAAGTGCTTGGCATAGGTCTGGCCGATACGGATGTGGTCACCATCTTCCACGAGCACCTTCGTGAGCGCGAATGCAAGGCCGTAGACCTTGTAGACGTAACGCTGCAAGAAGAGCACGCCACCAGCCTGATACGTGACCGCGGTGCCGTCCGGAAGCTCCGGGGCCGCGCCGAACCCGTACAGAACCGGCTCTTCGTGGTAGTTGCGGGGAATGCCCTGCTGCTGGACGAAGACTTGCTTCCACTCGTCAGCACGCTGGTCATAAACGCCATCGAAAGCCTCGTTAAGAATAGGCTCAACAATGGAACGAAAGTCAGTACTACGCATTGGGACTGCCATGTTCTAGTCCTCCTTTAGAATGCTACACGGTCAGCGACGAACTGGTGCTCGCTGATCTGGACTTGAACGATGACGTAAGCGTCTCCCCAAGCGTTGCTAACCTCAGGAGCGAGGTTCACAACACGGCAGAGAGCACTACCCGTGGTGGTCTTGGAAGCAACGTCCAACATGGCCTGAGACAGACCAACGGTGACGTTACCAGCCGTAACGCTGTCAAAGTCCATCTGGGAGCCAATGTCCGCGATTGTCAAAGTCGCGTCCGACTGGATCTCGTACACGATAGACGGATCGGTCGTCACATAAGCAACGATGTCCGTGGCCGACGTAGAGGCGGTCCACTTGTTGCTCACGCGGCGGCGACCATCGGTATCTGTGAACTCGACACCCATGAACGTACCGACAAACGGGGTACTGGCACCAGCGGCCTGAATATTACCAGTGGTGCTGATAATAACCGGCTGGAACTGGAGAATGTTTGCGCCATAGCCCGACTCAATCGTCATCGCAACGGGACGGATGATGCCCGAAGGACTAAAAGCCGGACGCAGGCCAAAAGCTGCGCTAGTCGAAGACATTATGAAATCCTCTCAAAAAAGTAACTAAGGTCACCACTCTTGCGGAGCGCGAACCTTAGCGGATTCCCGCATGGCCGACATGCCGTCACCTTCGTCCATTCTTGAACCCATACGCTGAGCTTGTTCCTTGAACGTCTCATTCGTATCGGCCAGTCGCGCTTCTTCGTCATTGGGTGCATCGAAGTGCACCGCTTGCATGTACTTTTTGTACAGCGACATGGGAAGCTTAAACGCGAGCATCTCGTTGACGCCAACAAACCCCTGCCATTCGCCAGTCTTGATGGAGACGTATTCCCAGCCGGGAACCTCCTCCGGTTTAATCGGCTCATATCCAAGCCGAATCCTAGCCTGAATCGAATCTCTAGGGTTCGTGGTGGTCAACCAGCAAGTGTGGTAACCCGGAATCTTCGGCAGATCAGGCAACGCGGCCTGAATAAACTGCTGTCGAAACATCTCAACTCGGTCATCGTCTGACAGCTCGCGGCTCTCAGTGGCTGCGCGATCATACGCGCTGCGACTCTCACGACCTTCGCCAAGAACTTTCTTCAGTCTTTCATCGCTCATATAACTCGCTCCCTTGTTTAGCGAGAAGAATTGTTACGATCGTAGTCAGCATAACGCTTTATGTAGCGTTGACGCAACTCTGGGTTGTCCCAGACGCCCGCATCAATGAGGGCTTGCTTGCGATCAGGGCTGATATACACCTCTTTTCGAGTAGACGGCGGCGCAAATTCGCGCTTGCCACCAACCGGCGGACCGCCACGTTTTGGTGCGGCTTTTGCTTTCGGTGCGGGTTCTGACATATCGGTATCCTCTCCATAACGGTGGGGTAACCGACGGGCCACCCGGTTGTCCAGCTCGACCCAGTAATCTTCCGTTGCCGGATTAAAGCCTTCGGCAGCCAAACGCTGATCGATGATCTTCACGATCGCCGAGTCTTCGTCCTTGCCAGAAGGATCGTACCAGTCTTTGGACTTCACCCACTCTTGGGCATAGGCGGCTACGCGGGGGTCCTTGCCAGGCTTGGCTTGCGGAGCCGGCTTCTCAGCCTGTTCCTTTGCAGCCTTGAGCTGACGAGCGCGTTCCAAAGCTTGGTCGCGGATCTGAAGTGCCTTGGTGACATCTTCGCCCTGACCCTGCTCAATAGCCTTCGCCATGATCCGCTCAGCCAACTGGGCTTCGTTCAAAGCCTCGTTCAGCTTCTGGTCAACGGCAGAGATATTGAACTCGTTGGTTCGCTGCTCAACAGCATTTAGCCGGCGCTTAAACTCCTCGTTCTCGGCACGCAGGAAAGCGAGTTCACGCTCCTTGTGCTCGATTGCAGCCCGACGCCGGAACTTGCGGTTCTGACGCTGAGCACGCTTCTCTTCTGGAGTTAGTTGCTTTTTCCCTTGCGCGGAGTCTTCTTCTTCCGAATCTTCTTCGGAGAGGCGACGGTCATCGTCTCCGTCATCTCCGTCGTCGGATTCGGCTGCATCTTGTTCAGAAGCCTCTGCTTCCACTGAAGTATCTTCTCCCTCAGCATCGCTGGGAGGTGTTTCCACTGCAACATATTCTTCAGGCTCCTGAACGTCGTCGTTCTCAATGAGTTGATTGTTTGACATAAGTCACCTCAAATAAACGCTTTGATGGCAAGCGGGTCACCCACTACACCACCCACGATGTCGAGATCATTGAAGATGACGAACAAAGCTTCGTCCTCATTGTCCCCGTAGGGCACCTTCCAACGATCACCGCCGTACTTCGGTACACGGACGAACTCGCCCTCTTTGCACCAGTTACCTTCCGGCCATGCTTCCATCGTGTTGCGATTCTTGAAGGCCAACGGACCTACTTTCACAACTTTAGCGATCTGGGTATTCCAGATCTCAGTCTCTCGCGTCTCGCTATGCAGAATAATTCCGCCCGAAGAAGTCTTCTTCGCGCTACGAATCTGCACCAGCACTCGCGAGCCAAATGGAATCAAACCCGGCTCTACACTCGGAAAAGCCTCATTCAAAGCTGACATTTAAAACTCCTCTCCGCCCTCTTCATCATCCTTGAGAAGACGATCTATAAAATTAATCGCGGCCTGCAACCCGGCATACGTGCCCACTGCCTTGCCATATTCGAACGTTGCATCCTTCCCTTCTAGCTGCCGCTTCATCGCGTCGTGTGCGACACGAGCCTTGGCAAGCTCCAATTCGTCAATGATGCGTTCAATCATGCATTTTGTTTCCCTTTACTAATCATGGCGGGCGTTGCTTTCGGGTCGCCCTTGACACCCTTCGACTTGTCGATCATCCCTTTCTTGGGACCACCGTTGACCATCTTCTGGCCATCAACCTTCATTCCCATTGCCAGCATGTGATGCTGCTTCATGTAATCGTCTGCCATAAATCACCCCTTACGGATTAATACCCGTGCCTGTTGATACACCCACCTTCTCGCCCGAAATGACTTCCGCTGCCGCGATCTCCTTGGCAGTCTGGTTGTCCTCGCGGTTCGTAATGAGCTTGACCTCCAGCTCTGCGCGCTGGCGCTGGTCGAGCCGGTCTTGCTTGAGCACTTCGCGCTGAGCGGCTTGCTGCATCTTCTGCGCTTGCTCTTGAGCGGATACCTGCATCTTCTGAGCAGAAAGCTGAAGCTCTGCCTGCTTCGTCTGCGCGTTGATCTGATCGGCCTGAGCCTTGCGCTGAACCTCGGCCATGGCCGCAGCCACTGCCGGATCTTGCGGACCCATGCCCTGCTGCAACTGCTGCATCGTCGCCATTGCTTGCTGCACGATCTGCGGAATAGCTTGGAACGCTGCTTGAGCGTTCGGCACAACACGCTGGCTCGTCGCCGCAAGGAGCTGATCGAAGCTTTGCTTCACTTGCGCATCTTTGGTTTGCTGGAACTCAGAAATGTCGCGACCCGCTGCCTCAGACGCCACCTCAAATACGTGAGTCGCATACCACAGCGCGATATGCTCCTTGAGATGGTTAAGAATGATAGGAATGTATGTCCCCGACATGAGAACACTGCCACCCAATACGGGGCTAGTGAGATAATCCAAGTGGACTTGGATGTGCGCAAGGTGATCCTGTTCTGGGAACGCTGATACCGGACGCCCAAGAGACGCAGCAACGTTTTCATTGATTGCATTCATCTCCTTTGGTTTCGGAGCCGGAAGCAGTAAGTCTTTGGCGTTCGGAATGCGAAGCTGGTTCAGCAGACGCTCTTCGACCTTGCGCAGGTCGTATATCTGCGGCAGCGCCATCGCACGCTGAGAGACAGCCTGGACCTGAGCAAAACGCTGGGCTTCCGAGAAGATGTTGGGGTCAGAGACGGGCACGATGTCCATCGGACCCAAGAAGTCCGAACGCTTGACGATCAGTTCGCCAATCTCGTTCTTGACCTCGTCGTTCTCAAGATACATCGCGTTGATGCGATGCAGCACTCGCAGGGTTCTACCCATGGAATCGTGCAAGCGAGCATGGATTGCACTGAAGACAGTTAGACCTTGCTCGATCCGCGCCAGTTGCGTTCCGACCGGCATGTTTGCCGAGTTTTCAGAGATGTCTTCAAGAGTCGTGCGAACGACGCCCTTGCCGGCCTCAATCAAGAAGCCGAGCAATCTGAAGAGCGTTTCTGAGGGCTGATTGAACGGCAACGGCATCGCGATCTTGCGGATGTCATCCGAGAACGCGCCACCCTCAATTTCCTTGACCTCGGTCGGATCAATGCGCTCGGATTGACCGCCCTCTCTGCCCCCTTTTAGCTTCAGCATCCCCGGAAAGTTCGCGATGTGCGCAGAATCTAGGAGTGCTCGAAGAGCACCAGTTGCCGCTGCGGACAGACCACCAATCATCTGCGGGATGCCAATGGGATACGCACCACGCCACGGAACGAACGGGAACTCGATGATCCACTGCATCTCTTGCTGTGTATCGTCGCTCTCTTCCCAGTTTCTATAGATCGACAAAACTTTGCCGGTGACCTTGTCAACCGACAGGATGTACGGAGCGAGGCCGTAGTCTTCTTCCAGATCGGCGATTGCGTAGATCTCGAAGATCGTTCGCAGGCCGTCAGTGTCGTAAGCGTCAGAGTCACGACCTTCGATCTTGTTGTTGGCCTTCTCGGACTTCGAGATGTCCGGGTCCATCGTGGTCGGAGCCAGATCCACATCGCGGTACATGCCAGAGCGAACCCGTTGCCGGTATTCGATCTCGGTCACGTACTGAACGTGCGTCTTGCGCTCGGCTGAGTAGAAATTCGTCGCTGCGTAGGGCAGATAAATGTCATCGATGCCGATGAACAAAGGAACAGGACGACGCTTGTTCGGGTCCCACGAGAGCTTCAGGTACTGAGCGCCACCCAGCGGAACCTGAGTCAGGAGCTGCTCTAGCTCAGCTCGGAACTCCGGCATCTGCTGCGTGAGCTGCCAGTTCAGATACTTGGACTTGCGCTCTGCTTTCGCTACTCGATCAGCAGTCGGGTCGCCAACGATGTGGTCCTTCGCGGGACCGTCAGCGGGGAAAAGCTCCTTAATAGCGCGGGCAGAGAAGTCCACACATACTTCAGTGAGCATGGGGTGCACAACGCGACTTGCGCCCTGAAACTGAGCGCCGCCCGGTGCATCATCGCCAAGTCCGGTTCGCCGGATGCCCTCTTCATACTGCTCATCGCGCTTCTTGCGAGCTTCCTTGTCCTTAGCAATCAGGCCCAAAAAGTCCTGAGCCACGGCGTCCATGTCGGACTCCGGCAGAACTTCGGCCAGATTCGAGTAGAACTCGCGCTCAGAATCCGGAAGGTCTTCTTCGGGTCCAAATCTGACGATCGCCCCGCCGTCCTCAGTGTCCTCAACGTCCGAAATCTCTTCGGGAAGTTCGAACATCTCGCCGAGGTCTTCGTTAGCCTCGCGAAGCTCGGACTGTTCGTTAGATTCTTCGTCGAGGTCGAGGTCTTTAGACGCCATACGGATTTCCTCTTGGGCGCTCGTTCACAATCAGCCTCGGCTGCAACGGCTTAGGCTTACTCACACTTATCATATCCTTATCAGCCAGGAAACGTAAACCTTGGGTGCAAGCGTCCATCAAGTCGTCATGCTTAATGGTGCCTTCGCCAGAGAACGAGCAGAGCTGATACAGGAGCGGCTCAGCCCACGATCGGATCTGGCCCTTGCGCTTTTCGGATTCGACGAACCAGATCATTCCGGAGGCGAAAAGATGCGAGACCATATGCAGGCGCGTCAGCTTGCTTGCTTTTCCGGGGTTGTAAGCGTGGGCCAGAATTCCTTCGCGGGTCAGCATCTGGCGCAGACTGATGCCGGAGCCTTTGTCTTCGATAACTAGGGTATCGGGCTTGCGACCGGAGCCAAGAGATCTGGATGGTCCAACTCGCGGCTTGATCATCGGCTTCTGTTCGTCGTCGCCATAATGAACTTCAAGTTCTTTCTGGACGCGCTTGATTAGATCCGGCATGCCAAGGTGATCTTCCCAGCAATCAAGCAAGATTATGTTTGGCTTTTCATCTTGATAGAAGAGACCGAGCACGATGCAGGCAGACGGATCGGCATCGGATGTCTTCTTGTCGCGGGTCTGTTCGGTGAAGGCGGTATCAAGGCTCATCACGATGTGCTCAAGAGCAGGCAGCGGCTTATTTGCCGGCCACAACTTGACCCAGTTCCTCTTGATAATCCCCTGCTCTTCGGGATTCAGAACTTCAGCATGGATCTCCTGACGGCCAAGCGTGGTTCCTTCGAACTTCAGAAGCTGCTGCTGGAAGGTCGGAGCAAGGTTCGCGATGTTTTCGTAGGTGCTGGCTCGGGTAACGTGTACATCGGAGCCGTCGCGTTCGACCAAGCTCCTGATGAGAGCCTTTGGCTTAGGCGTTGTCGTCGCCACGATGCGAGGATGCTTGCCTAGGCGCAGCGCAAACATGATCATGTCCCACGCTTCTTGATCGTACTGCCACGCGGCAAGTTCGTCCGTCCAGCAACCGTGCCACTGGCCACCGCGAAGCCGGTCGGGAGTCTCGGCTGAGATACCCTTGATGAGGGAGCCGTTGATCAGAATGATCTCAGAGAGCGATCGGTTGTACTCCTTCACGATCTTTTCAGGAATGACACTGATCAAACCCGATTCGCCTTCGAAGCAGGTATCACGAATGTCAGCCGATGTCGGCGCGCAAACAAGCCAGCGCGTCTCCGGTCTTTGGTATGCCTGCCACCAGATCCACTCCGCTGCCGCTCTCGTTTTGCCGGCACCACGACCCGCAAGCAAAAGCCATACGGTCCACTTGCCCTGCGGAGCACACTGATGCTTGTGCCTCGACTTGAGCCAAGACACTCGCTTATCCAGCGTGACCAGTTCCGTTGTGCTGAGCTTGTTTAACTCAGCAACAAGTTTGGGATCAGGGGCTTGCGTGGCCGGTTCTTTGGCCGGTTCGGTCATCGCTTCTTAGCAGTCTTCGCCGACTCTTTGAACGCCTTAGCAGTAGGAGCACCCTTGGTTCCGGGTGTGCGCATGCGTTCCGGGGACCCTGCCTTAATGCGCTCGCGCTTAGCATGGATGTTGCTGTAGAGACCGGGTTTGCTAGCCATAAGTACCTCTGAACTTCTGAACAAATTGCCAGACTGCATATAACACAGAGTATGCAGGATTAGCCTGCCGGGAGGCCGCGTGCAGCCGGTTGTTTGCTGCTTCACCACTGGCGCGGACGTTGCCTTAGATGCTGGGTCCCTAGAGTCTAGGGGTCCCTAGGGTCCCTTCAGCTACCTGCCAGACACTGCGGGCGCACCCCGCCAGATACCCGGATGGGACCCTAGCACAAATAAACACAAGCCGGTAGGGGACCCTAGGGGACCCAGTGGTTGGCGAGATTGTATTGTGTGTATGGGACCCGTGACCCCGCCCGTCGATTCGCGTGCCCCCGTGTGTGCGCGATTAGACCGCGCGCGCCTGCGCGTTTATAGGGATCCTAGGGGTTTTTGCGCGATTAGACCGTGCGCGTGCGATCTGTGTGCGTGCGTGCCCAGGCGTGCGCGATCTGTGTGCGCGTGTGCGTGCGTGTATGCGCGTATGCGTGCGCGGTTTATTACTTGCGCGTGCGCGTCAACAAAACCGGCGAGTTTGTCCGCGTGGTGGTCGCGATTGCATGGGGTATTGACATGCAAGCCGGTTGTGCTCAACATGTGCTCCGTCGAAACACAAAACACGGAGCAACTAGCACATCATGCAATACGCCAACCACATCGGATACAGCGACGTAAACCCGTTCGAGATTGTCCGCAAGATTAGCGAGAAAACCATCGAGATTCGCGCGATGAATGCTGATCGCGATTCGAGCTGGCAACCGGATTTCGTGCCGGGCGGATTTTGCGGAACGGTTGTTAATCAGCGAGATCAGCGCTGGATTATTTCGAGCAATCCGGATTCACCGATTGTCCGCATCCGTCTCGGAAAGTTTGGCTGGAAAGACGCCAGCGGCCGCCGGTATCAGCTGTCGAATGAGCCGGTCAAATTTTACGATTACAATTTCTAACAGACAGAACACAACCGGCTTGTGTTTTACATGCAAGCCGGTTGTGTTACTATCAGCACGCTAAAACACAAAACACAGCACGGAGAAAAACATGATCAGAATCAGCACAACTAGCAAACTCGATGGCGTCCGATCGTGGTCGCTGCAAGCCCGCGAGACTTGCCCGGGCTCGATTGGCGCGGATGGTCAACTAGTCCCGGCATGCGCGGGATGCTACGCGGTAGGCGGTAACTATCGATACCCGAACGTAAAAGAGCCGCGCATCGAAAACCGCGAGGATTGGAAACGCGACGCATGGGTCGCCGATATGGTGGCCGCGCTCGATCGTGATCGATACTTTCGATGGTTCGATTCTGGCGACATGTATGCGCTCGCGCTCGCTGAAAAAATTCTCGCCGTGATGGAGCAAACTCCATGGGTACGGCATTGGCTACCGACTCGGATGCATAAGTTTCCGAAATTCGCGGATGTGCTCGCGAGGATGCAAGCGTTGCCGAATGTGATGGTTAGACCATCGAGCGACAGCGTGACGGGCGAATTCGATCCTGGTATTCACGGCTCCGTGATCGTGCCTAGTGTTGAGGCCATTCCGGCCAATGCGACCTTGTGCCATGCCGCGAACAATTCCGGCAAGTGTGGCGCATGCCGCGCGTGCTACTCGAAAGATGTCGCCGTCGTCGCCTATGTCGCACATGGTCGCTCGATGGCAAAGGTAGTCCGCGAGCAGTTGGCCGCCTGACCCCTTTTCCGTGCTAGACCTTTGGGAGGCTTCGGCCTCCCGTTTTTTTGCGCGACTAGTCTATCGGCTCGGCCTCACCATCGAGCGTGATTCCGTGCGCGAGCGTGCCCGCTAGCCGGCTCACTACCTCTGCCCGGTGCGTGATCTCAATTGGGTTGCCATCCTTTCCGGTCAATTCGACGGCGTTCCGTTCCGTAAACTTGCCCGATCCGCGCGTCTTCAGAAGGAAAATCGCAGCGGTATCTGATCCGGCTTTGGCGCGTTGCGCGAGGCTTTGCGCGATATCGTTCACGATCGCGGCTTGCCCGGTATCGAGCTCGTGTTTGTAATGTTTGTATAGGGTATCCATGCCCATTTTCAGCACTTTGCAGATGGTTTCCTGCGTCATCCCTGCAAACACCATGTTTGCGATCGTCTGCGCGATTGCCGGATCTGGGTGTCGGCGTCCATCTTTTTCGGCGACTATGGGCGACTTGGTGTTATGGTCAACTATAACAGCGTCAGACCGAGCGAGAGGCTTTTTGAGCGGCTCGACTGCCACCCCGCTACCCCTCATGCCACCCTGCTCTGTCGTCGTCTGTAATCCGTCCTGCTTCGCCATTACGCGCTCCATCTTTCAGCCCGTAGCCTTTGCCAAATACTATGCCACGATCCGTGCTCGATCAACGGCCAACCGCCCGAAATCCTATTCTTGCATACCCGTATGCACTAATTCCGAACCGGCACGATCGTAAGTCATTGATCCTAAAGTAGAAGTATATTTATATATATAATA